GGCCATCTCTCTTCTGGTGCAAGGCCTTAAACACTAACCTATGCCCATTAATGGGGCTAAAGGAAAGCAATGCCTGCAATGGCTAACATTACCGTCAAGAAATTCGACGGTACGACTGACATCGTCTACGACGCTCTGTCAGCTTCTGGGGGTGATGGTTCCCCCGCAGTCTGGCGCCAGGATACTGGTGCTACGGCTGCACTCCCGGTTGGACTTCGCAAGATGTTCAAGGTGTGGACGGTCTGGAACGGTCCGAAGACGGCTCGGGTGATGAAGTTTAACTTCGTCTACCCTTACGCTGTTCAGGACTCGACCACGACCCTCTATTCCGCGAAGGATCGAGTGGTGTTCGACGGTGGCAGTGTGACCATTCCTCAAGGCATTCCGGCTACGGAGATCCAAGAAGCCATTTACCAGGGGTTGAACCTCCTGGCGGCGACTTTGATCAAGCAGTCGGGTGCCGCGGGGTATGCTCCGACCTAACCAGCCGGAGCTAAACACATGCCATCAAGTCTGTTACCAAGTGATGTGGTGCGGACGGTCTCTCTACTCTTAGAGGACCTCGGAACTCCTATAAGCTTGGGCGTGTACTTGCGTATGCGCCACGGTGAGTGGGATGGGATTTCAGAGATTTCTCTGGATCCGCGTTCGTATCTCGATGCGCAGTCTTATGCCCTGGATGCCGCAGCGGTTGGACTGGTGAAGAAGCTCGAAGAGCTTCCAACTAGTCACGATCGTCGCGGTAACGCCATTGCGAAATGGCGCCAGGGGGAGGCTGATTGCTATCGAACCAACGAGAGGCTACAGCGTTACTTACCGGAAAACCGTCTCTTCGACGACCGGAACGCTGCGATTGACTCATTCTTTGAGTCAGTTCGGAAAATAATCCTTTCTTGGATAGGTTCTAGGCCTGACGACCTCGCGGTTGGCAGGTTTGGGCCCGGTGCAACGTACTCCGACCGAAGCGGGAAAACCACTGTACCCGATAAAATGTCATCCGATCCAGTTATGACTCGCAGCGCCATTTGGTTCCTACCGCAGTGGTTGGGAACTCAATGGGGTGCATACCATGCACAACGCGGCGGAGAGATTACTTATGTCCCAGGCAATCGTTTCACAACGGTGCCAAAAACCTCGAAGACTGATAGATCGATAGCTTCCGAGCCGTCGATCAATGTCTTCTATCAGCTCGCCCTTGGGCGTCAGCTGCGAACACGCTTGGGAAAGCGTGCGGGGTGGGATTTAGATCGTGCACAAGATATCCATAGGCGGGTTGCCTGTGAATCCTCTGTCACGAGAGAGTTTGCTACTCTCGATCTCTCAAATGCAAGCGATACCGTAGCACGAACCTTAGTCAAGATTCTGCTACCCCGCCACTGGTATGAGCAGCTGGACGCCCTGCGTTCTAGCAAGACTTGTATCGATGATCGGTGGGTCGTACTGGAGAAGTTCTCCAGTATGGGTAACGGCTTCACGTTCGAACTTGAGACGATTATCTTCGCGGCTCTCGCCTGCGCGGTCACACGTGAGTGTGGATACGCAGGTGAGTTGGGCCGCGACGTCTTTGTGTTCGGCGACGACATCATCGTCAAAAACGATGTGACTCGTCCTCTGAAGTCGGTCTTGGAGTTTACGGGCTTTACGCTGAATGAAGAGAAATCTTTCTTTGGCGACGAGCCATTCCGAGAGAGCTGTGGGGGTGATTATTTTGCCGGCTTGCCGGTTCGCCCTTACTTTCTCAAGGAGTTGCCACGTGGACCTCAAGATAATATTGCTTTTGCTAACGGGCTTAGCTTGCTTGCAGAGCGATTGGCCGAAACTGGCCGTTCGCTTAGTAGGCGTGCTTGGTTTAGTGTTCTTGATTGCATCCCTACAAGGGTACGATCTTGCCGTGGTCCAAAAGACCTCGGCGACTCCGTCATTCACGACGGAGAAGAACGCTGGACTACCCGATGGCGAAACAGTATCAGGTACGTCAAGGCCTTGAGGCCTCACCGCTTCCGAATTCGGAAGTATGAGGCTTTTAGGCCAGAGATCGTACTAGCTTGCGCCACTTATGGCTGTGGTAATCGTCGAGGGGGTGTTATTCCCCGAGATGGTGTCCTCAGTTATAAGGTTGGTTGGATGCCCCGGTCGTAAGACCGGGGCGCTTTGGCTAACAACCGAAGG